CTCATTCCATCTGGTTTCATATCTAATCTAAGTGTCCCGTATCTCCATCTATCATCAACATCACCGCTAGATACCCTAACAGCTATCTGTCTACCTCTTATTCTCGTATCTTTTTTAGTTGTAGTTGTCTCTACCTCAAAGGGACCGTGTGTTCTTTGTGATCCTGAGGGATATGGTCTAGTTTTCATGGTCACGTCAACATTACCTATTTGGTTTTTAAAATCAGGAATAAATCTAGAGATAGACATAAAGTTGTCTCCGTCTCCTATATCAATATCTCCTGACTCAATGTGATTTGCCATTGCCGCTCCATCATCATTGTTCCCTGTTTCGTGAAGATAGACAAAAGTTCTACCTGCCTTTAATCCATTTATTGTAGAGATAGTAGAGGTGGTATCAGCAGACTCAAACTCTGCAGCGTAAGGAACTTCATAAACACCATAATCTGCCCATGCACTTCTAGCTAAAGTTCCTATATACCAAAGGTTTTCTGCATAATTATAAACAACTAATCTATCTATTTGATCAGAGTTAGCTGAAGCATAAAACCACATGACCTCATTATAATTAGAATTAGATGCACAAAAAACATCTTGCTTTGCATTTTCGTTAATATCATCAAATACATAATCTTGCACACTACAAGGTATCTTTTTTACTGCACCATCGTATAAGAAGAAAGAATCATTACTCATCCAGAATGAGTTACCAGATACATCAACTGCTGCATTAATACCAACAGCTCCACAGTTAGAACCAATTTGTTTAAAACCAAAAGTCAAAGGCGCACCAATAAACTGCATTTGATACAAAGCTGTATCTGTCCATATCATGACAGCACCTCTTGATCTTACCGCTGTATTGATTTGATTACCATCAGTTAATCTAAAAGAACCTGCTGTGTTAGTTGCAGTCGGTGTCCAATCACTTGTTGATTCTTGATCAGACCACCTAATAAACATATTATCTTGTGTAGCTGTTTGTCCGATTGTAGTTTCTGTTCCAAGACAAATAACATGTCTGTCATCACCAGAAACAATCATAAATCTTGATTTAGTAGGAGCACCACTTACTTCTGTTGTGCCTGCTCTGTTACTAGATAATCCTGATGATGTATCCCAATAAAATAATCCGCCATTAAATTGTAAAGCTAAAACATCCTCACCCCAGTTGTCTAAGGCCCATTTAGAAGATTCCAATAACACACCCTCTCCACCTGTTAAACCCTCACGAGTGGTGTTCCATGTGCTTGTGCTCCATGTACCTGCACCCCAACCATAACCAAATAATGCCACTGCAGCTCCTGTGTTTACTTGATAACTTGCATTAGCTGTAGCTCCTGTAGCACTACTAGAAGCATTAGCTGGGGCCTGTATAGTGTATGTGTTGGCACTAGGCACTGTCAAGATCTCAAATTCACCTTGTAAGTTAGCTTGTGTTAATCCTCCAACAGCACCACTTACACTAGCAATAGTAACAAAATCGCCTATCAAGGCGCCATGACTTGAGTCTGTTACTGTTACTGTAGAAGAGCCGCTGGTTGTTGCAAACTGAGTTATGTTGCCTGTTCCAGTAGAACGTATGGGAGTTATATCAGCGTATGAGTTTTCTGAGTATGCGTATAATTTTTTATTAGTTCCATAGATAGCGTATTTAACACCACCTAAATCAGAATAAGTGAGTATGGCTCTTGTTGCACCTACAAGTGCATCACTGGTAACTTTCTCCCAACCACCTATTTTTTCTGGTAAACCATAACGAAAACGAACATTATCACAATCTATCCATCTGCCCTCAGCACCATACTCGGTATTTTGTTTATCTATACCTGGCGCTATCTGTAATTTTGTTAGCGGCATACAATCCTCTATACTGCAGAATCGTAGAACCTAATATAACGATCTGTTCCGTTTACGTTAATTTTTATTGCACCAACTTTACTGCCATCAGTGGCTGTCGATGTAGAGATACTAGCTGTGCTACCACTTCCTGTTGTGCCGTCAAACTTAATAAATTCTTGATCTTGATCATCTTGATCTAATGACAAACAAGCTATGCCACCTGAAGAGTTAGCTTGATTTATTTCCACCAAAGCATCTGCTGGTGAATTTGTACCAAAGCCTATTTTATCAGCAGAGCCATCTATGAAAAAAGCGTTTGCTAAAGTATTTGTTTCTGCTCTAAAATCAACTGATGCACCAGAATCATTGAATGTAAATCCGCCGCCATCAAAGTCTATCGCACCTGTGGCTTTGACACCGCCAACAACATGCAGTTCTGTAGACGGAGAGTTTGTTTTAATACCTACCCTGTCATTACCAGCATCTGTAAAAAATAAGTTTGCATCTCCGTTTCCTTCAATACGAAAATCTAAATCAGCAGAGGATTCATTAAATACAAAACTACCGCCATCAAGAGATACATTACCTGCCACGGTCAGTGTTCCGTTAGCCGTGATATTTCCACAGTCGTTCAAAACATCAAACATAGTAGAACCATCAGAGTATAGAATGTGTTTTGCACCTTGAACTAAAGTTGTTCCTGTTCCGCCTGAGG